GGTGACGTTGTCGGTGCCGTGCTGGTCGATGACGTGGCGGGCGGTGGCCCAGGAGGTGATGCCTCCGGACCACATGACGACGTGCTTCATCAGGCCACCTCGTTGTGGGGTTGGTGGGTGGTGCGACTGGTGGGATTGCCGCCGCACTTGGCGCAGGTGCACTGGTCCGGCGGCGGGGTCGGGCCGGTGGCTGCAGTGCCGAGGGGCCAGCCGCCGAAGTGGGTGATCCGGTAGCCGGGGTCGGGGACCGCGGTGAGGCGGGCCGGCTTCGGCTTGGCCGGGGCGGCACCGACGAGGGAGAGCAGGTAGTCCTTGAGGTCGCCCTGCTCGCGCATGGCGGCGATGTCTTCAACGTTGTGGTTCATCACGGGGCCGCCATATCGACGAAAGATGCGTAGTGGAGTTGCGCGGCGACGATGATCGTTCCGATCTGGCCGCCGCGGTGCTTGTCGACGATCAGGTCCGCCTCACCGGCGCGGGGACTTTCGCGCTCGTAGGCGTCGTCGCGGTGCAGCAGGATGACGATGTCGGCGTCCTGCTCGATGGATCCGGACTCGCGCAGGTCGGACTTCATGGGCCGCTTGTCCTGGCGGTGTTCGGGTCCGCGGTTGAGCTGCGCCAGGATGATCACTGTGATGCCGAATTCGCGGGCGAGGAGCTTCATCCCGCGGGACAGCTTGGAGACTTCGTTCTGCCGGTTCTCCGCCTTGGGGGCGGTCATCAACTGCAGGTAGTCGACGATGACGAGGCGCAGGCCGTCGGCGCGGACGTGGTGGCGGACCTTGGCGCGCAGGGCGGGCAGGGTGAGGCTGGAGACGTCGTCGATGTAGAGCGGCGCGGCTGCGATCTTCTGTCCGGCCGCGGCGGCGCGGGCGACGCCGGCGTCGTCGACGATGCCCTGCTTCAGGTGGTGCAGGGCGACCCGGGCTTCGGCGCACAGCAGCCCGTTGGTGATCTCGTCTTCGCTCATTTCGAGCGTGTGGAACAGCGTCGGGATGCCATTGGTGACTGCTGCGGCGCGGGCGAACCCGGACGCGATCGTCGACTTGCCCATGGCGGGGCGGGCGCCGATGACGACCATCTGGCCGGGCGCCCAGCCGCCGCACAGCAGCGCGTCGAGATCGAGGAAGCCGGTGGGGGTGCGGTCTTCCTTGGTGGGCGGGGTGATGCAGCGTTCGAGGGCGGCGCCGATCAGTTCGCGGACGTGCTTGGCCTGCTTCGCGGCGTCGGGCTTGGCGACTCCGTCGAGGGCGTCCTGAAGGGCGGCGACGTCGGCGTCAGGGTCGAAGGCGGCGCTGTTTCCGCGGCCGGTGGCGTCGTGGCCGAGGGCGACGATGCGGGCGGCGACGGCCTTGTCGGCGACCTTCTTCGCGTACCAGGCGGCGGCGCCGGGCTGGGCGTAGTCGTAGATCTGGCGGAGGTCTTGTTCGAGGAGGGGGCGGGCGACCATGCGGCCGTCGGCGTGCCAGGTCTCGAGCTGGCGGGCTACGGGCAGGTAGCGGATCTCGCCGTCGCGGAAGCTGGTGCGGAGTTCTTCGACGGCGTACCAGACCCACCGGTACTGCTCGGTGCTGATGTCGGCGGGGTCGAAGCCTTCGGCGGCGAGTTCGTCGACGACGTCGGGGCGGGCCATGGCGGAGGCGATGAGGACTTTCTCGGCCTCCTGGTCGCGGGGCATTTTGGGGCCGATGTCGTCGATGGCGTCGGCCCAGTCGATCTCGGTGGTCACGCGGCCACACCCCGGCGGCGGTCCTCGCCCTTGAAGACGACGCGCTGGCACATCTCGATGAGCCGGCTGGTGACCCGGTCGCCGAGGCGTTCGGCGATCTCCTTCGGCAGCAGGTTGGAGGTGATGAGCGTCGGCATGTGGTGCTCGTACCGGTAGTTGATCAGCCGGAAGTTGACCTCTTCGGTGAACTCGGTCGGCTTGCGGTCGGCGCCGAGGTCGTCGATGAGGAGGATGCGGGCGTCGCGGTAGTGGCGGAACTCGGCTTCGGAGTCGACGCCGTGGCGGGGACGCAGGGCGGCGTACAGGTCGGCGGTGGTGGTGACGCCCCAGCGGGCGGCGACGCCGGTGAGGGCGAGTTCGCGGATGGCACCGTATGCCTGGTGCGTCTTGCCGGTTCCGGTCGGGCCGAGCAGCAGGAGGGAGCGGCCTTCGAAGACGGATGCGACGGGCGCGCTGCGGCTGGCCTGGTCTTCGCGAGCGCTGGCGACGAGTTCCTTCAGCCAGGTGTGGATCTCGGTGCTGTCGACAGATGCGGCCCGGTAGTGGGCGGGTACGAGCTTGGCGGCCTCGACGATGGAATAGCGGGCGATATTGGCCGGGTGGTACGGGTCGGTGTCGCCGGAGTTGAGCCAGTCGAGGGTGATGCCGCGGGCGGCGAGCAGCTGCTCGAGGTGGTAGCGCTTGGGGTTGATCGGCGGAGTCCACTGCATGGTCAGTTCCATCCCTGGTCGTAGTCGGAGTGGTTCTCGGGGTTGCGGTGCGGGCCGCTGGGCGGCTGGGTGTCGATCGGGTCGTCGTAGCTGCCGGCGTCGAGCCAGGTGCTGGAGTACGGCGTGAATTGCTGGTCTTCGTTGCGGCGGGCGAAGGCGTAGGCCTTGGCGGCTTTGACGATGTGGCCGGGATCGGCTCCGCGGTCGAGAGCGTCGCGCCATGCCTGCTTGGTCTTCTCCGGCTTCATGGGCCGCGGGTAGCAGACCCAGAACTCGGCGAAGACGGGCCAGTGGTAGTCGCGCTCTTCGTCCGTAGCGGCTGCGTGTGACGAGTCGCGGGCGCCGTAAGAGTCTTTTGGTTCAGCTCTTGGTTCATCTTTTTGGTTTGGGTGACGTCCACGTCGCCCCTCCTGCGACGTGGACGTCACCCCATCCGCGACGTCGGCGTCACCGGTGACGTCCACGTCACCCCTGACGTCCACGTCACCCGTCAAATCGGACGCGACATCGTCTGAGCTGGGCCTTTTCTTTCCGCCGCGCCGACGGGATGACGCCAGCGTCACCCGTGACGTCCGCGTCACCTCATCTGCGCTGGCGCGGCCTCCCGGAACGGTGCGCTCAAGGGCGAGGTCGTAGACCTCCGGGCGCTTCCCCTCGGGAAGGTGCGCGGCCTTCGACTGGTCGCCGAGGCGGATGAAGCCGAGCTCTCGCAGCTGTTTGAGGTCACGCTGGACGGACCGCTCGGCCTTGCAGGTGTACGCGGCCAGCCGGGCCACAGACGGGTACGCCCCGCGGCCCTTCTTGTCGGCGTGACGCGCAAGCCCGCTCAGCGTGGCGACGAGCTGCGCCGGCATCGGCGGAGCCTTTTCGAGTGCCCAGTCCATGGCCTCAGTGCTCACTTCGGGTCTCTTCTCAAGGAGGGGTGTCTCTCTCGGGTAGATCAGCTGTTTGGGACAGCCCTCATGGAGGCTTCGACAGGGCTTGATCTCCGCCCTGGATGCAGATCCACCCTACCCCAGGGTGCCCATCATTGCGATGGGCACCTATGGACTTGTTCGTCGGCCTGGGGTGCCCGTCTACTGCACGGTCAGCTACGCTGTGCACATGACGACGAAGGGAACGACCGGGCGTGTGGTCCGCGTCGACAAGGAGACGTGGGACGCCTACGGCGAGGCGTGCGCGGCCAAGGGCCTGTCGCGCGCCGCTGACCTGCGCGTCTACATCAACCGCGAGATCGCCGCTTACAAGCGCCGACAGCGGGCCGAATCGGCTGACTGACATCTCCCCTCCCCTCCTCCTGGGCCCCGCTGTGCGGGGCCCTCGTCGTGTCCTAGGCGGCGAGCTCGGCGTCGACGGCCGGCTCGTCGGGCGTCTGGTCGGGCTCCGGGTGCCGCAGTAGCTCCTGGTAGAGGTGGGCTTTGGTGACCCCGAGGCGTTCGGCGGCCTGCTCGACGGGCACGCCGTAGGCGAAGAGTTCGCGGGCGTCGGCGGCGAGGAGCGCCCCCTTGCCGATGCCGTAGAGGGGCTCGAAGTGGGGGTCGTCGATGGCGTCCATGCGGTCGGCCCAGTACTTGGGGGGCGCCCACCGGTTGGCCTTGGCCCACTCACGGGCGTGCCGCGCCTTGTGCCGGGGCACGCCGTGGCTTTCGGGCCGGAGGGCGGCGACGCGCGGGTAGCCGTCGGCGATGCGGTCGCGGGTGAAGGTGTAGATCCGTTCGACTCGGAGGATCTGTTCGGGCCGCTGCCGGTTCATGCCGAGCTGCCGGCCGACGTGCAGGAGGGGCCAGCCGCGGGCGACGAGGGCCTGGATGCGGCGGTGGGCGCCGGTGGCGTCGACGCGGGATGGGGATGCTGCTGCCGGTTTGACGGCGAGGACTTTCGCGGCGAACTCGGCGGAGGTGCGGTGGCGCACGCCGCGGCGGGTGCCCCGGCTTTGGATGAGGTCGGTGATGTTTTCGCGGTCGGTGCCGGCGAGGTCGGCGATGCGCCACGGGGTGAGGCCGGCGGCGAGGAGGCGGTGTACGTGTTCGCGGACGGGTGCGGCGTCTTGGAGGGGCTGCCAGGTTCCGGCGCGGAGTGCCTGGTTGCGTTCGCGGTGCCACGCGTTTTTGCGTTCGACGCATTCGGGGAGCCGGCAGCCGTAGTTGGTGTAGCAGGTGAGGGTGTTGTGGTGGGGGGCTTCGCGGACGGCGGTGGTCACCGGTCCTCCTCTCGGCGCGGTTCGGGCTGTGTGAAGTCGGCGTGGATGGCGGCGATTTGCTTGTCGGCGCGGCGGAGTGCCTTCGGGATGGCCCAGGCGGCGAACAGTGCGGCGATGGCGGAGGCGATCCACCACCAGTTGCGGGCGAGCCACGCCCCGACGGGCTGGAGGTTGTTGCCGGCGGTGAGCCAGGCGGCGTACAGGTCGGGGGTCACGTCCGCCTCCCGGTGCGTGCAGGGCGGACGATGAGGGCGAAGACGACGGCGGCGACACCGACCGTGAAGGCGAAGGCGGCGAGGAACAGGGCGGCGGTCACGCGGCGCCTCCGCAGGTGTTGCAGGTGAATCCGCTCGGCGGCGCGTCCATGCAGGCGTGGCACTTCGGCTCGGCAAGCAGCTGCTCAGCGCGGACTCCGAGCGCCGCAGCGAGGGCGACCAGATCGTCGACGCAGACAGCGACCGGCTTGGCGTCCGGCTCGTGCGCCTTCTCGATGCGGCAGATCGTGCTGAACCCGACCGGCTTTCCCTCGCCCGTCTGGGTGCGTGCGGCGAGGGATCGCTGAGACCAGCCGCGGGAAGCCCGCAGGACTGCAACGTTGCCGCCGACGATGCGCGAGATGGGCAGGTCGTCGTAGTGCCGGGGGCGGCTCATCACGCCGCCTTCCGCTGTTCGATGCGGGCGGCGCGTGCTGCTGCGCGTTCTTCGCGGCGGCGTGCGGCGACCATTTCCCGCATGGCGGGCGGTACGCCGATCCACACGTGGACGAGGCTGTGGTGGGCGCGGACGCTGCCGCCGAACCCGTGGTGGCGGATGATGCCCTCGTTTTGGAGCCGGGCCGGGAGGGATCCCCACTGGCTCTTCGGGCGGGGCGGGTCCGGCAGCTGCTTGGCGCGCGCCACTTCGTCGATGGTGAACGGCAGGCGGGTGTCGGCGGCTTCGACGAACGCGGGCCACACTTCGTCGACCCACGCCTCGTAGTCGTCGATGACGCGGCGGGTGGCGGCGGGGGCCGGGGCGGCAAGCTCGGTGCCGTCGAAGGCGGGTTGGATGTGGGACATGGGAGACTCCTTCGAGATGGCCGGCCCGATTCCCGCGGGCCGGCCGTTCGCGTGTGCGGGCTAGAAGGGCGGTTCTGACGGGTCGCGGCCGAGGGTGAGTTCGGTGATCCGCTTCTCGATGTCGCCGGTGAGGTCGGCGCCTTCGGCCTTCAGGGCGAAGGTGATGCTTCGGGCGATGTTCTGGCTGTCGCCTTCGCTGATGAGCGCGGCGGCGAGCAGGTCGGCGAGGACCCGACGGACCGGCTCGGGAACCTGTGCGGTGATGTCGGGCGCCTTGGTCCACGGGTCCCGTTGGGAGGCGGCGATCCATCCGCTGGCCGGAGCGAGGGATGCCGGGGTCTTGTAGGCGGATCGCGGGTCCCAGCCGTCGTCGGAGAGGCGGGCGTCGACGAGGTCGTCGACGTTGCAGTGGGCTTCGTCGAGCGCCTTACTGAGCTCGATGGCGGCCTTCCAGCGGTCGTTCTCTCGGCTGGCGAGCCCCTCGGCGATGTGTACGGCGACGAGGCTGCGGGTGTCGTCGAAGCGGCGGCGCAGCGAGTGGAGCGCCTCGCGCAGGTCGGCGGTCCGTGCGGCCTGCTCCTCGTCGCGGGCGAGCGTGGCGTGGACCTGAGCTTCGGCGATGAGCCGGTCGGCTTCGGGGTTGTGGCCTTCGAAGGTGGTGTTCTTGTCCTCGCGAGAGGCGGCCAGCAGGTTGAGGGCTTCGGCGCGGTGGTCGATGCTCACGCGGCACCCGCCTTCTGGGCCGCCGCGGCACGCAGCTTGGCGGTGAGCTCGCGAATGGCGCCCGCCGCAACGTGATCGAGGGGTGCACCGAGCTCCTCGTAGGCGAGCTGGTCAACGTCGTTGGCGATGCCCATCTCGTTGCCGAAGTCCCGGAGTTCGCGGACCGCGGCGGTGTGCTCGTCGTCGACGTCGACGTCGACGACGTCCGAGGTGTCCGACTGCGGGGTGGGTGCCGTCGGCGCGGTGAGGGCGGCGACGGACAGCGGGGCCCGCTTCTGCTGGACGACCTCCCCGTGGGTGTAGCCGTCAAGCTCCTCGGCCGCATACGGCATGCCGTGCAGGACGTCTGCGGCAACCAGCCGGCAGATCTCCCCGGTGGCGCGGGCGATCAGCATCGTCTTCGGCTGCTTCTTCCACTGGTCCTTGCCGAGGAGGCCGAGCTGGCGGGCACGGTCGGTGTCCCACTCGACTTCCTGCCACTTCTCGGCGCCCTTCCGGCGGCCCCGCATCTTGCAGTAGGAGTTCGTGGATTCGAGGAGCTCGATCTCGTGGCCCTTGGCCTGCAGCAGGCCGCGCATGGCGTGCGCGCGGAGTGCGGGCTGCCCCTGGATGACGTCGATGGACTTGAGGGACGTCATGGGCTGGATGCCGAGCTCGTGTCCGGCGAGGATCACGGCGGTGACCTCGTCGGGCTTGCCGCGGTAGGCGCCGGCCAGGCTGGTGGTGGCGATGTTCGCGGCGATGTTGGAGATGGCGATGGCGTCGCGGGCCCACGCCTCCAGCTCCGACTCGGTGGGCGGGCTGGCTTCGAGGTGGGCGACGACCGCGGCGGTCTCTTCGTCGCGGGTGGCGATTTCGTTCGAGGTCACTTCAGAAACTCCTCGGCTTGGCGCAGGGTTGCCCAGCTCGGCATTCCGATCTGGGGGATCTCGGCGACGGGCCCGGTCCAGTCGGGCCACTCGTCGTTGGCGGTGCAGTCGCGATAGATGCGCAGGGCGACTTCGTTGCGCCCGCGGCCGATGTCCTGGTCCTGGTCCCTCAGCTCGCGGACCGTGACGAGGTACGGCGCCTTCTTCGACTGGACGACGAAGAGGAAGCGCGCGCCTTCGGGTGCGAGTCCAGCGGCCTCGACGCCGTCGAGGTAGAGGGCGCCTTGCTGGTGGTAGCTGTAGGACTCGATGGCCTTGCTGAAGCCGTCCGGGCTGGCGTCGGCTGCGGTCTTCAGGTCGACGACGAGCGTCACGTCGGGGCGCACCATCAGCCAGTCCGGGCGGACACGGACACGGACGCCGGTCTCGGCGTGAGTCCAGTAGATGGAGCGCTCCGGGATGCCGTTGCCGAGCGTGAACAGCGGGCCGGCCTGCGGGTGCTGGCGGATCGCGTCGGCCATCGCCTGCACCTGCTCGCCCTCATGGAAGAGCAGCGGCACGGCGCCGTCAGCGCGGATCGCGTCGCGCTCCTCGCGGGCCGCCTTGGTACGCCAGTCCTCCCACCCAGTGACGACGATCTCCTCGCCCTCGCCGAGGACGAGCTTGTGCGCGGCGTGCCCGAGGTCGAACTCCCGCTTCGGCGGCTGCGGGTGGTCGCGGTCGTATTTGAACTGGGCGGGGCAGCCGGGGTTGAGGAGTGCGCGCAGCCCGGACGAGGAGATCGACGTCTTGTCGGCGTGGTACGACTCGGCGGATAGGCCGTCGACGACCTTCGGCGCCTCCACCTCCACCGCGGCGGTCACCGGTTCACCCCGCGGGCGAGGTTGTCGATGTCGCTGACCTCTGCGCCGCGAAGGGCGCTGGCGACCTCGGGCTCGCAGTCCTCGCACAGGCCGGTGGCCAGAACGAGTGGGCCGCCTTCGTCGCCGCAGCGGGGGCACGCCAGTGGCGCGACCTGCTTTGTGAGGCTTTCGGTGCTCATGTGACTCGCTTTCGGGTGTCGTGATGGGTGGCCCTGACCGATGCGGGCCCTCTGGTGACTTGGATTCAGCGGCGCTTCCTGGTGCGACGTCTCCACCTTTGAGTCGCTTCGCGGGCGCATGTGCGGCAATGTCGTTGTGGCGTTCCGTCGATGCGCAGCCGCTTGACCGGCTTCGTGTTCTCTGGGGTGAACTCGTGGCCCTGATCGCAGTGCGTCTTCAGGAAGTTCTGCGCTGTGAGGCTCCGGCCGCGCATGTTGTTCTCGGCGGCGGTCACCGGCTCCAGGTGGTTCGGGTTTACGCAGCGCCGGTGCAGGCACTCCTTGCCGCCGGGGCACTCTGCATCGCTTGAGTGGCAGGTGTGGTCCAGCATCATGCCGTCAGGCACTGGTCCAACCGCGTCCAAGTAGAGCTGCCGATGAGCGTTCAACATCTGGCCAGCGATCTTGATGCGGCCGTAGTTGTCGCCGTTTAGGGGGCCGGTGAAGATGACGCAGCCACCCCAACCGGGTGTGGTCCTCTGGAAGATGCGCTCCGTTACGGGGAGACGTCGCGCAGGGCGCCTTGCGGAACGGTATTTACGTGGCGCGTCCAGCTTGTCCGTGCCTGCGGCGCGCAAGGCCTTCAGGAGCTTCCGATAGCAGGGATCGCACCGTCCACGACGGATCTTGCCGATCACCTCGTTCCCGCAGCCCTCGCAGCGCCAGGCGGTCATTTCCGGTTCTCCTTCGTCTCTTGGTGCGGGCTTCCAGCCCCGACGGGGGGTGTGCGGGGCTGGAAGCCCTGGATGGCCGCGGCGCACAACGGGGGGAAAGCGCCAGGCGGCCGGCTGTGGAGGTGTTGGTCAGCTGGTGGCGTCGGCCGGTTCGGCGGGCTGCGGCTTGACGGCCTTCCACTCGGCGGCCTCGGCGTCGAAAGCGACGAACGGGTTGTCGTCGACGCGGAAGGCGATGTCCGCCTGCTTGGCGTCGTTCAGAGCACGGGCGAGTCGGAGCGCCCACTTGCGGGGCTCTTCCGCCATCTGCTTGGCGGCCCGCTTCTCGTGGTCGTCGTGCCACTTCTGCGGGTTGAAGCCGGACTCTTCGGCCATGTCCCACGCCCACTCGCCGAGTTCGCCCGAGTCGAGCTGTTCGGCGGTGTCGTCGACGACGGCCTGCGCGGCCCGCGGGTCGACCTGATGGAGGGCGTCGAGGTAGCGGTAGGCCATCCAGTCGGAGACGCCGGAGCGGATGTGCGCGAACCAGGCGTCCTGATCGTCGTCGAAGGACGTGTTGTAGACGTTCGACGTCGAGTCGAGGACCCCCTTGAGGAGGTTCGCTGCGGTCTCGCTGATGTCGTGGCTGGCGTCGAAACGGGGCGGCGTGGGCTTCGGCAGGCTGGCCATGTCGACGTCCGTCGCCCCGGCGGACAGCGTCCACAGCCACAGACTCTGTGCGTCGCCGAAGGTCTGGTTCTTCGACGGGCCGATGCCGCCGCCGCTGGTGGGCATCTGTGCGCCGATGAAGTCCTCTCCGAAGAACAGGACGGCCTTACGGTCGGCGGTCACTCGGATACGGAGGCTCTGCTCGGCCGATGCCCAGCGCCCCATGTAGTCCGTGTTGAGGGCGGGGAACGGTTCGCCGTCGACGGTCTGGTCGGCGATGCGGCGGAACAGGCCGCGCCAGTCCGGGTATTCCAGGGCGGTGTTGACGGCGATGTTCAGGTCGGTGCGGGGGCCTTCGAAGACGAGGCGGTCCTTGGCGAGGCTGACGGTGATCCAGTCGGCGCCCTTCATGGCGCGCGCCCACTCGCGGACGGTGGCGACCTGCTCGCCGGGCAGGAGCGCCGCCCACGGCTCCTGGTCGCAGTCGCCGTGGTTGAGGCCGTAGCGGGCAGCGGCGAGCGTGTAGGCGTCGGTGGCTACCGTGTGCAGGTAGCGGGCGTCGGCGTCGAAGCGGATGCCGTGCAGCTGCTCGTGGTGGTCGCCGCCCATGTGAGCGGTCGTCTTGTCGAGCATGAGCCCCAGCTGGTGGGCGTTGATCGTGACGGACAAGGGGATCTCCTAGACTTGGTGGTGGATCCCCGTCGACTTCGCCTCGACGGGGGTTTCTTCTTGGGCGCCGGCCGTCGCGGGAGGGTGCACCGGACGGCCGGCGGGTCAGTGGGTGGCGCGCACGTGCCCGGGGTTGGTGACGGGTCCGAGGAGTCCGGCGTCGGCGGCTTGCCGTAGCGTCCGCACGTCGATCGGCCCGGTCGCCTGGTCTTCGATGGCGCTGGTGTCGCGGACCATCGGCGGCACGTCGACGCGGTTGGCGTTCGCCTCCGCGGCGAGCTGCGGGCCGAAGCGGGCCTGCAGTTGCAGGGCGCGGTCCCGCCATTCGTCGCGTTCGGCGGTGAGCTCTTCGATGTCGGCCAGCTGCTGCACGACCAGCTCCTCCGCGGCGCCCTGCTTGGTGCGGGCGTCGGCGAGCTCCCGTTCCTTGTCGTCGAGCTGGAGTCGGTAGCCAGCCATGAGGAGTTCGGCGCCGGCGAGCTTGTGGCGCAGCCGCTCCACTTCTGCGGGGGCGCTGTGCTTCGGCTTGCGGATGGTCCGGTCGAAGAGTCCGAGGCGGGGCAGGTAGGCGGTGAGCGTCACTGCTCCTCCTCGGTCTCGGTGGCGCGGAAGGTGTGGATGAAGGCGGCGGCGAAAGCGACGATCAGTGCGACCGGGGTGGCGCAGAGGGCGACGGTATTCATGGCCTCTCCTGGGTGTTGCGGTTGCGGCGGGTACGGCGGGCGTCGATTTCGCCGGCGGCGAGGACCATGAGGCAGGCGGCGACGGCGAGCAGCAGGTTGGCGATCACGAGGCGCCCTCCGTCCGGCTGATGCGGGTGCAGTAGTCCTCGAACGACTCGGTGAAGCCGCCGACGAGGGAGGCCATGAAGTCGTCGTCGCCTGGGGCGGTTTCGCCGCCGAGCCAGGCGGCGAGGCCTGGGATGGCGACGACGGCGCCCGGTTCGGATGCGGCGTCCAGGACCACGCCGATCGGGTCTGCGGTGGCCAGCTGGCGGCGGTTGCGGCGCCACAGGCGGGCGGCGATGCGGGCGATGGCGGCCATCACGCGGTCACCTGCTCGTCGAAGCGGGCGGCGTCAGCGCGCAGCCAGTACTCGCGCCAGGTGCCGGGCGTCCACGACGAGTCGTCGTCGCCGAACTCGCGGTGGGCTTCGACGTCGACGCGCACCAGGGCGTCCTCGGTGATGTCGGCGAGCGCACGCACTCAAACCACCTCCGGCAGGACCCGGAGCTGCTGCTGGCGCATCGTCCACGCCTTCAGCTCGGCGACCGCCTCGGCGAGCTCGTCGAGGATTTCCGGCGTGGACCGGGTGACGCTGATAGCGATGGACTCCCCGGCGTCGCCGATGATCAGCTGGGCGCACGGCTTGCCGTCGATGTCGCGGAGGTGCTTGGTGCGGATCGGGCCGTCGTTCAGGTCGAAGTTGATCCCGCCATACATCTGGGCGCGGTTCATGACGTCGCCTCCTCGGGCGTGCAGGTGCAGGTGTCTGGGTGGGTGCAGGCGAGGAGGTCGAAGACCCGCTCGTACCAGTCGGAGGGCTGCGGGGCCGCGGTGTGGCCCGCCGGCGGGGCGGCGAGGAGCGACTGCAAGCGGACGTCGTCCTCGACCACGGCGCGCGGAACGTCCATGCGGGACATGTCGACGGCCATCACCAGCACCTGCCGATCTCGGTCAGGCCACCGGTGTCGGCGCGAACCTCTTCGGCCGAGGCGACCTTCCACGGGTTGGTGATCCCGGTCAGCTCGCGCTCACCCGTCACCGGGTCGATGCTGAGGTCGATCCAGCCGTCACCTTTTCCGTCGACGTAGATGCGGCGCCGGCAATCAGCGGCTTCGTTCGCGGCCTTCTCCGCCGCGGCCACGGCCTCGGCTTCCTTCGCCGCCGCCCACTCGTCCTCCGACACCACGTCGATGTGGGTGAAGGCGATGCAGGAGCTGTAGCCGTCGACCCAGACGACGTCGGTGTGACCGCCGAGCCTCTCGGCCTTGGAGCGGGTGCGGGTCACGAGGCGCGGGTCGTTGGGGCAGTCCTCCGGGCGGCAGACGGGGTAGGCGAACACCGGAGTGCCGACCGGGTGCAGGGAGTTGAACTCTTCGGCGTTCACGCGGCCTCACCCGCCTCGGCGGCGGCGCGTTCGCGGGCGGCGATGACGGTCTCCCAGAACGTGTAGAAGAGGACGTCCAACGCCTCCTCCCGCTCCGCCGCGGGCAGCGACTCCAACGCGATCCGGCCGATCTCCTCAACCTCGAAACCGTCAGGCCGAGTCGCGTGCAGCAGCTCCTCCGCCTCGTTCCACATCGCCCGCCACGGCGACACGAAGGCGATCGAAGAGGTGATCTGATCGAACGGGGTCAGGGGCTCGGGGATCATCGGGCACCGCCCTCGACCAGCTCGGCGAGGATGCGGCGGATCTCGCCCGCCGGGATCTCGAAGTCGTCATGGACGTCGTCGCCGTCCGTCGACTTGAGGAGGGCGTCCGTGAAGTCGGCGGCGACCTGGGCGCGGAGCTTCGCCTTGACGGCGACCTCGAAGGCGTTGACGAGCTTCGCGGCGTCCTTCGTCGACAGGCCGAACTCGTCGGTCACCCACTCGGTGGGGTTCTCCAGCTCACCCATCAGGGCGGCACGAGCCTGGTCGACGGTGGGGTTGGTGGGGTATCGGGATGAGACCATGTTCATCAGGTCCACTCCGGTTTCTCTCAGGGATCGATGGGTGGATCGGTGCGGCTCTCGGGCCGCGGCGCCCCTGCTGCCGGTGTGTGAAGGCCCGGCGTGGGGGCGTTTTGCCTAGGCGGCGGGCTGGAGTTCCGCGTCGTCGGCGTCAGCCGGCGTGGCCTTCTTGCGGCGGGCGAGGCGGGGCTCCGGGGGGCGGGAGTCGTGCTCCTGCTCCGGGCTGGGGGCCGCCTGCTTGCGCTGGGCGGCGAGCCAGGCGTCGAGGCTCTCAATGGGCCAGGCGAGTTTGCGGGCGATGGGGAAGCACTCGGGCGCCTTGCCCTGGTTCTTGTACGTGTAGAGCGTCTTGACGGTGAGGCCGATGCGGTGGGCCGCTTCGGTGGTCCAGAGGCAGCCGGCGGGGGGTGGGGCGGGGTTCTTGGCGGGCGTGGGCACGTCCGCTCCTTCCTGTGGGGGTAGGTCAGGTGTCAGGGTGTCCCTGTTTCGGGGACGCGGGGGGCATGAAGAGCACCAGTACGGCGACACCGAGGGCCTCCGAGACGGCGTGGGCTTCGATGACGTCTAGGTTGTCGAGTTCGCCGGTGAGGATGCGCCCGATCTGAGAGCGGGACACACGGGCTTCTGCCGCAAGGGAGCGGACTGTGTGTGGGACTCCCCGACCTGGGGCTTCCATGATCTTTTTGAAGGTTTCCAGGTCTCTCAGGATGTAGCGCACGCTCAATGGATTTCCCCCGATTTGCGAGGTGCCTTTCAATGTCCTTGAGTTAAGTCCATCTGGGACGACTTGTCAACAGATTCGGGACGACTGGGGGCGGCTCTCGGCAAAGTTCTTGGCTGGATAGCATTGATCTGTGGACGATCTGTCCCGGATCCCCGATGGTTGTAGGGAATGACCTGGTACTTTTCCCGCGCGAACCGCTACCTACAGAGACAGTCGGTGTGACAGTGACGCGAGAGGACGAGGACATGACGGCAGCCGCCGCCAACCCGGAACGGAGCGCGACCGGCTCTGCAGAGCTTGGCGCCCTGTCACGACTCGTCCAGGACGCCAACGACGCCGGCATCTCCTACCAGGCAATGGCCGACCGCGGACGAGAGCCGGACGGCAAGCAGTACCCCAAGCAGTGGTATCAGAAGCTCGTCAAGACGCCGCCGGTCGGTGCGCCGTCCGTCCCTCAGATGCACGCCATTTCTACTGCGACCGGCAAGACATTCAGGGCCGTACAGCTCGCTGTCGCGGAACAGTGGCTGCAGTACGAGGCGACGGAACTCAGCCGCCTCGACCCGGAGGTCCGTATCATCGTCGGGCATCTCGCGAACAAGACGCCGGACGAGCTGAGGCGCTGGCGTTACATGATCGAGGCCGATGAGAGGGCCCAACACGAGGGCGAATAGAGGAAGTTGACGGTCCGTCGGGCGCTCAGAACCCGAGATCGATCGCGATTGTCCGTATGTAGACATTTTCGCAACCGATTGTCGGCAACTCTCAGTAGACGTACTCTTCACCAACCGTGTACTTCTGGCCGTTATGGCTCGGAGTGCACCGTTGCACCTGGGGAGGACGCATGCTGCACGTTTCTTACGAGGCCCGCACCGACCTGCCGCCGGGCAGATTCGTCCAGATCAACGAGGACCACGGAAGCGTCGAGATACTGCTGGACCAGAACGCGCCCCTCGCGGACGTCGTCCGCCAGTTCAACATAGAGATCGACGGCATGGTGAGATCAGGGCGCTGGTTCCAGTGGTGGGACGAAGAGATCGTCTCCTGCAACACCCCAGGCAAGCCCCTGCGGATCGAATTCCTGCTGGAGAAGCGGGAGCACCTCGGGGTGGCCTTCGAGGAGCGCAAGGGAGACCTCAAGGCACTCGTCGACCCGGCGATCGACGTGGTCCGCTTCGCCGCCGTGATGAATCCCCTCACGGCGCAACACCTCTCTGGGGGACGCTGGTTCCAGCTGTACGGCGGCGAGATCCACGACGTGGCTCCGGAACCGATGAGCCAGGTCTGAACGAACAGAACGGGGAGCCATGCCGGGCTACATCGAAGACAGGTGGCTCAAGAAGGGCCCGGACGGCAAGCGCAACGTGCGCACCAGCCTGTACGGCGTCGGCAAACGCTACAAGGTCGCAGGCATCCCCGGAGTGCGGGCCCGCTCCTTTCCCGACAGGCAGAAGAAGGCCGCCGAAGATTGGCTGGCTACAGCCCTGTCGGACAGCAACAAGGGCGAGTTCGTTGACCCGCGTGACGGCAACTTGCTGCTGCGCGAGTACGTCGAGAAGCACTGGTGGCCCTCTCGGACCGGCGACCCAGCCACGCTGGAGACCGTCAGCCGCAGGGTCCGCAACCAGATCCTCCCCTATCTCGGCTCCCTGCCGCTGCGTCAGATCAAGGTCGACACCCTCCGACAGTGGCTCAAGGAGCTTGAAGGCGTCATCTCGCCCGGCACCGCAGTCGTCGTGTGGGGCTACCTCAACAACATCCTCGACTGCGCCGTCGACGACGAACGCATCCGCAAGAACCCGTGCCGGGCCAAGACCATCAAGGCGCCCGTCAAGCCGCCCACGAAGGCGCGCGCCTGGACCCGCGAACGGGTGGCCGCCGTGCAGGCCGCACTGCCCGCCGCGTATCAGGTCCTCGTCGACATCGGCGCCGGCGCCGGCCTGCGTCACGGCGAGGCCCTCGGCCTGTCCGAGGACGACGTCGACTTCGAGGCCGGCGTCATCCATGTGCGCCGCCAGGTCCGCAGCGTCAACGGGAAGCCGGTGTTCTCACTGCCCAAGGGGAACAAGACACGCGTAGTGCCGCTGTCCGACTACCTTGCCGCGCGCATCCGGGAGCACATCGCCGCTTTCTCCCCGACTGCGGTGACGCTGCCGTGGAAAGACCCGCGCCCGCCGACGACCAAGGTGGAGGCGAAGGAGCGGGCTCCGCAGACGCACCGGCTGCTGGTGGCCAACAGCAACAAGGCGGCGGTGCGGGCGAACATGTGGAACGAGAACTACTGGAAGCGGGCGCTGGCCACAGCGGGCGTCATCCCCCAGCCGGAGAAGGTGGTCCGCAAGGACGGGCGCGGGACTCGCCTCGTCTACCAGGCCGCGCACGAGCACGGCTTTCACTGCCTGCGCCACACGTATGCGAGCGTGCAGCTGGACTCGCGGGAGAATCCCGTGGCAGTCTCGAAGTGGCTCGGCCACGCCGATGCGGCGATCACGCTCAGGGTGTACGGACACTTCCTGCCCGATGCGGACGGCCGGGGCCGGCAGGCGATGGACGCCTGGTTCGCTTCCTCCCCACCTGTTTCTGCGTCATCCTCCCTGGACGCTCCCTGCGACGAGATCGCCGAAGGGGAGGCGCCGGATTCGGGGCGGTTGCGGGCCGTCGAGGGCGACTCCGACGAGACCTCTGAAAGCGGCCCTGACCTGGGCGAAGATGTGGCGTAGGGTCGGCTGCGAACTGCCTCAGCTCTTCTGCCAGATAGAGCCAGACAACGGCCCGGTACCGGTTGAGATAGAACTTGACGGTGGCAGGCGGATGCCTGCGGCGTTCCTTCGGGATGATCGCTCCACGCCTCTGACCTGCATCCCATCGGCGCCCATGACATCCCATGGGATCTCTTGACTTGAGTTCCTGACGCCCCCTGTCACCTCCCTGAGGCTCCAGACTCCCCACAGGCTCCCTGGGAAATGACAGCTAGATGGCTGATGGGACGGCCTATCCCAGTACCCTGCCGAGGTGTCCCGGCTCGTAGTCGCTCCCCGAGCGCGCAGCCTCCTCGCGCCTTATATCTTCCATCGTGATCACGCAGTCCTCGCAGGCGCGGACCTCGCGTTCGCCGTCTTCGCGCGGATGGATGACGCCGACGACAGCCGTGGGGACACTCCCCTTGCCGGGGTGCCGGAAGCAGATGGCGGGCCACCACGTGTAGAGGTCGAGGATTTGCTGGCGGTCCATGCGCTGTCTCCCATTGGTAGGCCGGCGATGGTGGGGGGCGTGGATCTGGTGCCCGTTGTGTGTAACTGAACGCACTTCTCTGGGGTTGTTCACCCTTTCGAGCGAACACCTGTTCGGTTACGGACACTACCTGCCGCCCTGCGGCATATGCCAGTCCGCAGGGCTGCCAGTGGGGGGTTGGCAGTGCTAGTGCACGGAGCTGTGTAGGGCTCCGCATGTTCTACGGCGGCGGGCGGCTCGTCCGTCGCGCGACTTTCACGAATCCATGATCACAGAAAGCGTGCTGTCACCACGCTGACATGTGATCATGAGGCTCCGAGCGTTGTCGAGTGCCAAATGACCTGCCCAGCAGCGACGACGAGTGGCTTCGACGGGAGCGCCAACGCATCGGCAGGTGCATCCGTCTCGCCCGCGAAGACCACGACCTCACACAGGAAAAGGTGGTCTTAGCGGTTCCGATGAACCGGCGCCATTACCAGGACATCGAGGCCGGCGAGGCGAACCCGACGCTCAATCTCCTGCTGCGGATCGCCCGCGTCATCGGTGTGTCGCTCGCCGACCTCCTCGGTCGCTGATATCTGGTGCGCGGCTACGGTTCCGAACCGCGCGGCTTGATTTAGATTCAACGACAGGTGCTCGTCCAAGTGACGGCGCTTTCTGCATATATCTACGTGGATCCTGTGTGCCCACTGTGAAGTTCTCGCCGCACGTCATCCGTTGGCCAAACGTTCCGCCCGGTAACCCGTCCCGCCGCACCGTCCACGACGGGGCGGGCGCTACGTCGTCCCGCGGTTGTACCGCCGCAGCGCCTCACTGTCGGCCTTCTGGTAGGCGTCGTACAGCTCGTCGCCCTCGGCGCAGCGTTCGCAGTCGATGTCCCGGCAGCGCTTGCAGTGGAGGGCGTGGCGAGCCCACTTGCCGTAGGCCTCTTGTGGCGGGGCGAGGTGGGCGCCGGAGGCTATGAGGCCGGATGGCGGCAGGCCGCTTTCGTACTCGGCGGGCGGGTCTCTACGCTCGTCCATGGCGGCGCTCCAGCGGTGTCGTCCACGCCCCCGGGCCGGTCACACGGCCGCGGGGGTCTTTCTGTGAATTTGCACGATACCCCTGCGGGATAGGCGGTATAGGTCGTATAGGTCGACTCGTCTCGCGTGTCGGGCTAGGCCCACCTAGCGTCTGGATCATGAGATGGGAGCCGGAGATTCCGAGATGGCGGCAGGTGTACGCCGTGATGTCCGAGCGGATCGTCGACGGAACCTACGAGCCCGGCGGGCGGCTCCCCTCCGCGATGGCGATCTGCGGCGAGTTCGAGATCTCGCAGGTGACCGCGAAGCGCGTACTGAAGGAGCTGCGTCAGGCGGGGCTCGCCGAGATGCAGCCGGGCATTGGGACCTTCGTCACCGAGCTGCCCCAGCCGCCCACCGAGGGCTGACATGCCGAAGCCCCGCACGATGACGGGGCTCCAGATTGGGGCGAAGTACGGGTCAGTCGGTTGGGATCTCGTAGCCGACGGCAAAGGCGGTCTTCTGGGCTGCCTGGACGTCGAAGCACGGGAACGGGTCCTGGTCGCGGAAACAGTGCCCGGTCTCATCCGGGCCGTGCAGGGTCGCGGTGTCCACGAGCCACGTGCACAGCTCGCCGGAAAGCCAGTCGCCGCGCTCCCGCAGGACCCGCGCGGCGGCCAGCAACTCGTCGCGCGGACTGGTCGGCCCGATGTTGGCGGACGGCGCGGCGTACAGGGCTTCCAGGTCGCTCACCGTCACGCCTCCCTCTGAATGTCGCGCTCGCGTTCTTCCGCCTCAGGGTCGCGCTCTTCCAACGGCAGCTCCGAGAGCGGCAGCGCGGCAGATGGGCAGTACGAGAGACCGCACGTCCAGTCCATCCCCCTGGCGCAGCGGCAGGCGTGGCAGGTGACGCACAGTTCGACGTGGCAGGTGGAGCAGACGTCGGGCTGCTGCTGGGTGGCCATCAGACTTCGTCCTCGCTCTCGCGTTCGGCGACGTACTCGCGGCAGTCCTCGCAGCCGCACAGGGCGCTTCCGAGGTACGTGTCGTTGACGTTGACGTACTCGACTGCCCGGCATTCGAGTGGGGCGACGGTCCGTTCCTTCCCATGCAGCAGCCAGTCGACGGTAACCCCGCTCGCCTCGGCGATGAGCGCGTACTCCAGGCTGGTCGGCAGGCGGCGCCCCTCAAAGATCTCGCCCATGCGCGTTGGGGAGATGTCGGCAACGGTGATGCCGACAAGTGCGGTTCGGATCCTGTTGAGCCGCTCAGTCATGGAGCCTTCCTTTCGCTCTCGGCGTGGCTACCACTTTCCGCCCATGTGGGACAGCGGCTGGGCGGCTTCGCGAAGGTAGCCGCCTCCGGTGGCGAGGAGCCTGCGGGCCTCGCTCAGCGCCAGCCGGGCCCTGTCCATCTCGGCCGCCAGATCGGTTCCGTTGTCCATGCGGATGGCTTCGCCCTGCTCCATCGCCCGGAGCTGCTTCCATGCCTGCTCGATGGCCTGCGGCAGGCCGTGAGTCAGTGCCGCCAGGGCTTCGACGGTGCGGTAGACGTCGGCGGGCTGCTCGAACGCCCCAGCGTCGAGGCTGCGGTGGTTGAGAGCCCGGACTTCTTCGGCTGCCGCCTGGGCGATGGCGACGGGTTCACGGTTCAGGTTCATGGTGTCCTTTCGTTCTGATCGGCAGTCACGCCGCGTTGCCGAGGAGTCGGTCGATGGGGCCGGTGTAGGCGCGCATGCTGGCGAGGTTCTCGTCGATGATCGCGGTGATGGCGTCGTTGGCGGCGCCTTCCCAGTGGTCGAGAACTTCGGCACGCCGGATGATCTCGCCGAGTTCCTGGAGGCGCTCGGTGCCCTCGCAGATACCTTCCGCGAGATCGCGGATCACCTTGACGGCAATCTCCCGGGCAGCCTGCGCGGCGGGGTTCAGGGCCTCCATGACGTCCGGGAGAACGTTCCCCTGTTCGTCGACCAGGACCAGTCCGTGGAAGCCGCACCGGCCGAGCAGGTAGCGGCCGACCGGGCGCCCGTCGGCGAGCTCGAACAGCTCCTCACGGCGCATGCGATGCGTGCGGCGGGCGATGTCGCAGTGCTCGCCGTCGGGGCAGTCGTCCGGGTGCGTCCAGTCGACGCTGCGCTCGCCATCGGCCTCGGTGACAGTCAGGAAGTGCGGGTGATTCGTGGGCATGCGGGCGTTCCCCTTGCTCGTTGCTTGCGGTGTAGCTACACCCTAGAATGCGGCGTAGCTACACCGCAACTACTCTCGGGAAGGATCAACGAGTGACTGACGTAGCTACACCCCGATATCGTTCACGCGTGCCCAACCAGCCGAAGACCCCAGCCCGCCAAATGCGCATCGGTGACGAGTGGTACGACTTCGACCTTGCCGCCAAAGCCCAGGACAGCGAACGCTCAGCCGTCATCCGGGACTTCATCGACTGGTACATCCGCAAGCCCGGCGCCGAACTCCCCCAGCGGCCCGAGGGCAGCTACTGGCAGGCGGCCAAGGCAGAGTCAGCCGAGAGGGGACCGTCATGATCGACGACCTGGTGCAGTTCCTGCGTGACCGGCTCGACGAAGACGAGCGGATCGCCAAGGCGGCCGGGGGCGCCCCATGGGAAGCTTCGGTGCCCGGCATGGTTCATGTGAGCGCTCCGGCGCAGCGCGAGACTCGGGGGCTCCGTGCTCAGGGCTACGTCGCGGTAGTCGAGCACGCCGAGCGCCAGCAGCACATCGCCCGCCACGGCCCGGCCCGTGTCCTCGCCGATGTCGACGCCAAGCGGCGGATCATCGACCGAGCGGCCGGAACGCGAGCGTGGGCAATCGGAGAGTCGGGCAGGAGTGCGGGCCCAGCCGTCTCGCTCGCCAACGACACGCTGCGGGCGCTTGCTCTGCCCTACGCCGACCACCCGGCCTACCGACAGGAGTGGAAGTCGTGATCACCGATTTGATCCAGTTTCTACGAGAACGCCTCGCCGAGGATGAGCGGCTAGCGCAGGACGCATCCCAGCGAGCGGCAGCCCAGTTGGCGATCTCCGACAGCAAGGACGACATGCACGAACCGCCCTACGACGGTTCGCGTTGGGGCTACGACTACGGGGTCCTCACTGTTGGCGAGCGCATCCCGAGCCGACACCGTTTCACCGAGATCGCCGACTGTGGTCCGATGGGCTTCACTCTGACTCCCCACATTGCTCAGCATGATCCGGAGCGGGTACTCCGGGAGATTGACGCCAAGCGCCAGTGGTTGGAAGCGCTCATCGGCGAAGGTCACGCGACGCTGCGTCCCGGGGGTTCGACGGAGATCTACTGCGACGCCGACTACGGGGCGGGCGACCCTTGCGGCTGCG